CATTGCGGCTGTATACGCGCCTTTAGTAATTGTGGCTTGTAGTTGAACCGCAGTCGCGCCTGAACCATAAGCCCAGTTAAGTACAATGGCAGGTTGCGTGTTGTTCAAGAAGTTCACAAGTTGCGCGTCTGTATCCATAAGGAAAGTAATTTTTCCCGATACCTCTAACGGTCCGAGAAATACTTGGTACGGGTTTTGCGTTTGTGCTATTCCATAAACAGGTGTCACAGCCCGCGTCATGTCTATATTGCCACTCATAGCAGTTGATACTGCACTTCCACCAATAGACACAGTTCCTTGCCATACTGGAGTTGGTAGTACGGTACTAAATGTAGGTGTTGGGTCGGAAACAGTTGCAGATAGCCAGCCAGTTGTCTTTGTGTCGAACTCCAACATACCATCGGCATTAAACTTCAAAGAGAAATCGGAGAATTGGCAACCAGGATATGAGCGAACATCTACGCCGTAAAAGTCGGTCATTGTGTAGGAAATTGGTTGTGTATCTGTATCTTCGGTTAGTGTATTAAGCAAAGAAATTGTGTGAGTGAAAGGTGCGCTTGCGCCAGTAGTTGCAACTCCGCCTAGTAGACCAGCAATAGGAAATCCGATTGTGTCGGCAAATACCGAACCACTAAAGTCAAATGTTGAACGAGTGCGTCCTTGAATATAGTTATAGTTCACTACATTGGAACCGCGCAACCCTGTGTCATAGAGTGGGTCAATAATGTCCTGCGGCTTAACACTATCTTTTGCAACAGGAATAAACTTTGTTGGTGCTACGGCTGTGCCTTTTGTGGTTTCTTTAGCGATACCTATATACGAACCCGCTGATGGCATTATTGGCATTATTCAACTCCTACTTTTGGGTCTGTCGCGGCAGACGGTTCTGATGGTACTATCTTAGAACTAAATCCTTTTCCTGCTGGACTGCAATCAGCGTGGCTAAAACTATCGGGTGCCTCGAACTCGTCGCCTTTGTTAAGAACTAATCCAAGTGACGGAAACACCTGCTCATCACTTCCGTTGTATATGTATTTCATCATACTCCTATGCTTGAATCATCTCGGTCACAGTAAAATCTAATTCGGCGAACGTTTCTGTTGCGCCTTCTTTTGATGTAGAAGGCTCACCATAGCGAGCATTTATTAGAGGTTCGGCACCTTGCCATACTAGAATACCCGAACTATCGCCAAAATTGTGGTCTGACCGCAACCGTGTTTTAACATTGTCTATTAGCGTGTCAAAGTCGGTCATGGCTTCTTCGGAGTTTCTAGCCATTGAGTGCTGGTAAATCTGCAAAACAACGCCGTAGTCCACTCGCTTCCAACCGTTAGTTGCCCCACCGATAGCCAAGCGAGTTTCATTTTCAAAGGAAATAAACACCACGCAAGCGGCTCTCGATAACTGCCCTGCGGCTGAGTTAGTCTGAAAGTTTATTCTTTTCGGAAACGAGGTAAAGACTTGGTTTAAAGTGGCGATAGGCGGGTTGGCAATAAAGGTAGATAGTGTTTGCCGAACGCCTGTACGACCTGCCACTAGCGTATCCTGCGGTATTGGTCAATCATGTCTAGCGCAATTTTAATCTCAGATGAGTAGCGAGTCTCGCCACCTACATTTCCCGTAGCCGAGGTGGTAATTGCCATAGTCATTGACCCGTCACCTCTCATCTTAATAAAAGCGGTTGTGAGAAGCACACAGGCTTGTTTAAGACTGGCTGGTAAATTACCTATAGCGGCACCACTTTCGTGGGTGTAGACCAGCGCAGAGGTAAGTGGAACGGTAGTTGAGCCATAGACATAAGCACTTGATACTGTTACCTTCTCTGCCTTTGACCCGTCATAGATATTTAGAACTAAGTTAGGCACAATTCCTGCGGCTGACAGAACAGTCAAACTACTGGCGGCGGCAACGGCTGTAACGGTTGTGGTATTTACAAAGCCCGAAACATAAGTGTACTTGGTAAAAATCTGCGTTCCAGATGGTCCGATAGCACCAAAAGATAGTGGTCCTTGACTGGAGTAGGTAGCCGAAAGTGTCGAAAGCGGAATAATAATTTGCTGACTTTCAAACCAAGCCTTAGACGGGTCGTTAAGCACATTTAGATTATTAGGGTCTGAGCCGTAGTAGAAACTTTCTAGCGCCACAATAGGCGAATTGTTTGGGTGTAACGCAATAAATCCTTGTGGAGTAAAGCGTGTTCTTTGCGTTTCTGTAATAACGGTTGCCACTAAACTTTGGTTAAAGTACTCGTTCATATAAGACGAGGCTCGCATGATAACGCGTTCTAATTCAGCGTCTTGTGCGGCTTGATTGCCGCCTACTACCAAATTGTCATAATCAATAGATGTAGGCGCGTTCTGATACTCGGCAAGAGTGAGGTACGGGTTCTCCCGAAATGTCTCGGTACTAATTCCAACAGCCATTTATTCCCCGTCTCGTGCAGGTGTTCCATTTACAAATCCGCACCGCGAACACTTGCGGAACCAACTTCCAAAACCACACTCAATACAGGTAAATCCTCTAGTTACATCACCTTCTTGATAAGGATTAAGTGAAGCCTCGGTAAATCCTTCTCGCTTCATAGCCTTAATGTCTGAACTGTTTTCTACTGAGTACAAACCTTTTCTATCTGTATGGTAAGTGCGGCTACCTATTTCCGTAGCCTTAACAAAGCCATCACGTCCTACTAATCTTGCCACTTTGCCTTCTTTCTCGGAGTGTGCTTGCGGTGATTGCTCGTGCGAACCACCGCAAACACAAACCAGTTACTTAAGCGGAAACGATACCCGATACTGCGCCGTTCCATGCGGGAGCAGAGCAGAAGAAAGTACCTCGGAAGTAAGTTGAGAACTCATACTGGAACTGAGTTACGGGCCATTGGATACCCATGTAATCCTGAACCATGAAGTTAGACCAAACATCTGACACCTCGGTATCAGGAATTGGCAGTTGATAAGACAGAACTGGCGACACGCCTTGTGGTAGCCAAGGGTGAACAGTAAGGGCTAGACCCTTGCCTGTAACTTCGTTCTGTAATCCTGTTACGACAGAACCATAGGTGACTCCACCAGTTCCAGGATTGTCAATCATTAGGCGATAGTTGGCGGTTGAGCCTGACTTAATCGCGTCTGAAAGTTGCTTACGGTCGCTGCCGTTTAGAAGTACCTCATCAGGGTCAGCCTTAACTGCATTGTAAAGTGCAGCGAATACTGTTTGGAACTCTGCCCCAGGATTTGAAGTTGAGAATACAGAGTTGATTACATTGTTACTACCAGAATTAGGACCGAGAACGGTTGGCAAAATTCCGTCATAACCAGTTGCATAAGCAGATGTGTCTCCTGTTGCGCGAGTTGCTGCGGCACCAGTAGTTGTAAAGGCAAAGTTATTGCCAGTTAAACCGACTGCACCTGCGCCTTGAATTACTGCGCTTGTGCCTTGTGCTGTTCCCTGATACTTGCAGTTAGCAAGACCAGTCGTAGTTCCTACATAGATGTTGTACCCAAGAGCGCCGACTGAGGCACCCCACGAAATAGCGAGAACATCTCCGCTTGCAACAGTTGTTGTGGCTACTGTATTAACAATAGACTCACCGAAACCTGTGCTTGCAATACCTGCGTTAGCAGTTACATACACAAAGTAATCAGTTGCGGCTAGTGCTGTTTGTGAACCTGAAGCAACTGGCGAAGTAAGTGTTGAAGTTCCTGGGGCTGCAATAGCACCTGAATATCCACTTGCTGTACCGCGTGCCATTAACATCATGCGCTCTTCCATCAACATTGTTGCGTAAAGTGTTGAGGTTGAAGATAACTGGCGCAAGTCTTGGTATCCAAGTCCTGAGAAGTTAGCGTCAAACGAAACTGCGTCCGATAGAGAGTACGAGTTGTAAGGCAGAATTAAGTCTTGCGAAGCATAAGAAATCTGTGGTCCGCGTTCGTAGTTGATTGAACCGAAAGCAGTTGTAGTGCTTTCAGTAATTCCGGGCCATGTATTTCCTACTCCACCTGTGCCTGTACCTGTGTAACCAAGTATCTGCTTTTGGCGGTGAGAAGTACCGACTCCTTTTTTGCGTGGAATCTTATTACGAAGTGGCGTTGGGCGAGGTGTAAGCATCTTTGCAGGTGCTTCCAAGTCAAACGCGGCAAAAGATGTAGAAAGTGGTGATGTAAGTGTGATTTCTTTCTGAATATCCTGCATTGCTAGGCGTTGCGAATTGAGCGCATTGTTTAGACTGGCAGAGGCTTCAGGAGAAAGTGATTTGGTCGAAGCAAGTGCTTCCATCATTTCTAGTGGACTTACAGCAGGTGATTGTCCAGGAACATGCGAAGCATTACTTAGCGACTTATTAAGTTCGCTTGAGTATTGGTCCATAAGTTCGGCGGCTTCTTTTGGAGAAGCGCCATCAAACAAGTCCGCTGCTTTAGGGGCTTGTAGTGTCATTTTATTCCTTTCGGTTACTTGTTAAGTGCTTCGGCTTTAGCAAAAAACTCATCTGCTAATGCTTTGTAGCCCTTAATTAGGGTTGGGTCGGTTGAAGCGTTTGCTTTTTGCTTATAGACAAGCGCCTTCGTAAGCAAGTCATTGTTGTTTGTATCTATTGGCTTAAGTGTTCGTTTCGGACCACCGCCAACGGCTAATGACTTTGCTGTTGCCAACTCTCCTTCTAAAGTCGTTGCTTTGTTTTCTGCCGCCTCTTTTGCCGACAATAACAATGCAACCTCTGACCTTACGGAATTAGTAGCACTTAATACAGCCTTTTCTACGATTGCTTCTATATCTTCTGCAGAGATTTCCTCGGCAGAAACTTTGGTTTCATCTGTTGGCAGTTCAGTAACTGCGTCAATTTCATCAGCGACTTCCTCGGCGGCTTCACCTTCAGCAGACTTAGGAGTCTCGCTTGGCGATACCATAACGGCAGTTGTTACATTAGTTACGCCATTGTTGGAACCATCAGCAGATGTAGTGGTCGTTAAACCATGTGAGTCTTGCACTACATTACAACCGCACTCTAAACACTTGTGCGTATCGGTAGATTTTTCTTTACTCATAGACTCTTTGTACATTTTGCAGCGAGCGTCAAACTCTTTTTCAGTCTCGTCTGCTTTCATACAGCGTTCTTTAAACATTTTACGGTCTTCGCCTTTGCGCATTACCAAGTCGGATTTATCGTGCATACTTTTTTCGGCGGACATTTCAACTACCTCTTCCATTTCTTCCATAACTTCTCCCTCTAATTCTTCACCCTCGTACCACATTTGTAAGTGAGCGATTGACTCCAGCAAGTGCCGAATGGATAGCAGTTCATTGTGTCCTTCTTTAATACCTTCGGCTTCCACTTGAACCAAAGTGGCTAACGCATTTCGCGCCGCCTCAAATTGCCCTTTGTCGAACTTGTTAATGTCAGCGGTGAGTGTGGAAATAGTTTTAGCCAGCCCAAGAACTTGTAGGCTTTTGTTGCCTATAACTTCTTCGGCAACGGGGGCAGCGATTGAATCTTCAATAAGTTCTTCAACTGGCACTAGGTTTTCCTCTCCGCTTACACTTTTGGCAAGTATTAACTGGCAGTTAGGATTAGCGGGTCTATCAACTAGACTGACTTCTACTATCTGTCCATCTATGATACGCCCATTGGCTGCTTTGTTGTCTTTAACAACACGCGGCGACTTTATGCCGATACTGAAACCTTTGAGAACACCTGTATCAACTTTCTTGACCGATATTGGGTCTACAACCAACGCATGAATATAATGTCCGTCTGCTTTCTTTTCATATTCTTTGGCAACTCCTGCGGCTATGTTGCTGTGTTGTTCGCGGATATTACCGCCAGT